ACGCTGTACTTCTTATGCCTGCCGTTTCTGACAAGCTCATTATAAACGTCATCACTGACAAACTGCACCTTACCGGTTTTCTTTGAGGTTAGTTCTTTCATTTCTTGGCTTTTTTGGCCGGAGTCCGTTTTGGTTTCGAAGGTTCGGGAACTACAGCGGCAGGATCACCACCGGATTCAACAGTCTCTTCAACTTTCTCTGTCATCGGGTCACCCTGCAATTCCGCAGGCATCTCAGGGGTCTTAACTTCAGGCTCTTTGATTGCCGGTTTAATCATCACTGGTTTGATTGTCGGCCTCAGTAGCGGCCTTTCAAGTTCAGCAGGACGGGCCTTCTTCAAGTCTTCTTCTGAAATTGCATTAAAAAAACGGGATGCAATTTTATAAGCGGCTTTACTTAACTTCTTAGTCTTGCCGTTGATGATTGCTTTTACAAGTTCTTCTTTTGCCATAGAATTCGTTTTGTCAAAGGTAAAAATTTATTTCGTTATAAACAATACATTTATTTTTACAATGATTTTCGTCATATTGTGATATGATTTTTGTCATAATTATGAATTAAGGCAAAAGAAAAGCCCGGATTTCTCCGAGCTTAATTTAACTCACCCAACCGGACCTCACCCATCCTCGCCTCACCATACCTTACCATTCCGGACCTTTCCCCACCGCTACTGCCTCAACATACCAGGGCCTACCTTGCCGCACCGCACCGCACCCAACCACACCTCACCGTACCACACCGCACCTTTGCTTACCAAGCCTCAACTGCCAAACCTTAACACACCTCAACTCACCTCATCCTACCAAATCCTAACTCACCTCATCCTACCAAATCCTAACTCACCTCATCCTACCAAATCCTAACTCACCAAATCTTAACATATCTGCCGAACCAATCCAATGCCTACCATTAAATTAACACAGCGTACCACTACCCACCGGAACTGCCTCAGTCAATAGCTTCAATAGCCTGATTGACATATTCGAGAACCTTGTCAAATTGTTTGTAAAGTTTCAGTTTGTTCTTCAGAGTATTCAATTGCTGAACAATTCCGGCCTTAATGTATTCAATGTTATCCGAAGTAAAGGTATCAATGCTTTGATATCCCTCCTTCCGACTTGTCACTTCATACACATCAATCTCACGGGCCTCGCCGTCAGAAATAACCGTAACCTGGATGTTATTCAAAAGTATTCGAGCCTGTTGGATTCTCCACAATTGCCCCGCCTTTGCGTCATCCCACTCAAAGAATTTATGAAGAACAGAACCCTCGTCCTCCGCCGCCTGAACAATAAGTTCGGGAGTTATAGACCCGTAAAGAGATTGGATGCGATTCAGTTCGTTTACGGCATCTTCAGGATTGATCCCTTTTGCCAGTCCTTTTAATTTCCAGTTGTAGTTCATTACTTTTCCTCCGCTAATTTGAAACGACCATAATTGAACTTTGTTTTTTCGGGCCGCATCTCGCCAATACCGCACCCATAACCAGCAGCCTTGACAAGTTGGTAAATCTGATCCAAACTAACAACCCCGGAGTTAAACTCCACAGTGAGAATAGCAGACCATTCAGGATATTCCGGCCTGTAACGTATGTCAGCAGAACCCATACCAACCCGTACCATGTCGGTACGCATACGACAGTCACCGTAAATTCTGACAAGTTGTGTTTCTTCGCAGTCCGCCTTAATAAAGAATGATGTTTGTGTGTCTTTCATGACCATACCGATCATCTTTGCGCCCCGGATCATTGCGGCCTTGAAGCCTGCGGCGGGGAAACCATCCCATCCTTCGGGCGATTTGTGCTTTGCCTGTTCAAAGTCATCTTCAGGCACACGAATATCGTGCTTCTTGTTCTTAGCCTTACCGGCCTGCTTGTCGGAGATTTCACGCATTGCTTTCACGCTCCACGCATGAATAATAAGCGGAGAAATACCGACGATAGGAATTTTTACCTCCCGAATATTAAATTCGAGAACTTCAACAGATTTTGAATTTTTCATAATGATTTGTTTTGCAAAAGAGCCTTTTCAGCACAAAGGCAAGTCCGCGACGCAGCGGCTTCGTGCTTACTCAGGCTCAATGTCTTTGATTTTTGCGTCATCTTAGAGTCACTTGCTGACCTCAAAGATAAACCATTTTTTAAATATACAACACTTTCTTAATATTTTTTATTCGAGCCACAGGAAGGGATCGAACCTCCGACAACCTCTTTACAGGAGAGGCGTTCTACCTCTGAACTACTGTGGCTTTTTTTGTGCCTTTAACATTCTCTCTGCTATTGAAGTGTTTAACCACGAAATCCAATGACGGCAATTATAACCGCCCCGGTCAGTCAGAGGGTCATAACCAGGGTAAGATAAATAGCTCGGTACTTCATCCTGATTTTTCTGTTTGACCTTGTAGCCTTCAGGATAAACTCCCTGCGACGGTGTCCAGGTTCTCCACTTTTCGGCATCCTCACGTTTGAACACTTTGTTATTATGAGCAACACAAAAATCACGGCTGTCTTTAACTAACCCGCCCTGATAAATAAAATACTTCAGCCCCGTTTCGTCGGCCATAGCAGTTGAATAAGCACTGGCATACTGATGATAAACGTCGTGAGCATAACGGTTAAACTGCCGTTCAATACCTCCAGGGCCTTCATCGCCGTTAATTATTGTGTTCAGACCTTTGATGTAGTCTTTCATTGGTATCTGAGCAGTCACCGCCTGAGCAGTCATTTGCTTTACTTCCAAAAGTAAGGCTTCATTCTTTATTAAAGTGTCAAAGAATCCGCCTGAGACAATCGATCCGCCGTCCAGTCCTAACCTCAGTCCCATCTTCTTAGAGACACTTGCTGCAACGGCCTTAAAAGTAGCAGGCGTTTCAAGTCCCATCATGACCTGAAAATAGTTAATCGTCCTATTATTTATCCCTGATAACGTGCCTCCTACTTCTTCAACAAATGCAACTCTCTGTCCGTTCTGAAAGTCATTATAGACTTTATCCAGTGACGAAAGTATCCGGAAGTTTTTGAGGGTGCTTCTGATTCGCCCGTTGCTCATATCCAACTGAGGGATGATTTCAGCGGTAATCTTCGACAGTAGCATTCCCTGCATCTTCCGCAAACGAACATTAAGAGCCGTTTCACTTGCGGTCAGAAATTCATCTTTACGACGGATCAGTTCTTCAATTCTCTTTGGCAGACGCATATAGTTCTTTTTTCATCCTCGAATACGTCGAGATAGCACTTTCAATATTGAAGTCCTCTATACAAAGATACTTAAAATACAGAAATATGCTTTCTTCAATCGTTACCGCTGGCACAAGTCGTCTTTGACCTTCGACCCAGAAGAACATACCAGTATCCTCAAATGAGTTACGGTAGAACTTCTCAATTACGCTTATGTATTCTTTTTTGCGGGGCACGGGTATATTGTAATCTTGTTTTACGATCTGTTTTATTCAAGGTCTGTGAGGTGATGTGATTGACTTGTACGGCACAAATAAGATAGTGATCTATCCCGGCACGTTTCAACTGTTCTGCATGCACGTTATCAGAGTACCAAAACTCATAGGCTTCATCCAGGGGATAGATTTTATCCCATACTGATTTGTGTTGAAAGATACACCAGCCACAAAAAAACGTGCCTATCGTGTATCCTTTGTAAGCCTTGTAATCGTTTGGCATGCCATAATGTGAACGGCTCTCGCTCCGGGCACAGGCTGAAAGTATCCCGTTTGCCTCCATAATACCGCCAATCTCTGACCAGCCTTTCATGAATATCACGTCATTGTTGGATAAGATTTGAACGTCGCCGGTACGATATTTTAATCCTTCATTTAAACAGGCGTTGTAATTAAATGGTTTGTTCCAGAATATTGTCTGATTTACTCCCCGGTATCGCGCACGGGTAGCGGTTTCAATTAAGATCACATTCACATCAGCCCCGTCAGCTAAACAGGAATCAATAGCCCGTTGTGTCATCTCAACTAAGCCGTGATCCTTTGAGGCTGCTACTATGATAAGGTCGTACTTCAAAATATATAAACGTTTCCAGGTGTTGACTGATTCAATCCGATATGTTTCATCGCATAATCTTTCAGGTAAATCGGAGGACATCCGTGTTGACGGTAAAAACCACCGATTGAATAATCGCCTTGTTTCAGGTGAACAAAATCATCACATAGCATGGTAACATACTTCGTCGGAGCCAACTGAAAAGCTCCGCCGGTGTGGGATACATATTCAACATTCAATCCTCCTATCTTTCGCCGTGAAAGAATCCGGGGATAGAAGTTAGGATCAATCAGCAGGTCAGGTGGTGAGACAGCATGAGGACCGTTCTTTTCAATGAACTCGACGATCTTCGCAATGATATCCTCTGTGACGGTTTCAACGTCGTTGTCAAGTTTGAGAATATAATCATAGTCCTGCAACTGCTGAACGCCGTAATAAAAGGCTGCTGCTATGCCTTCATTCTTACCTAACTCAATCCGATTGCGGTCTTTTAACCACTCCAGCGTTCCGTCAGTTGATCCGTTGTCAATGAATAAATGAAAATCAACTCCGGTCTTTTCTTCGAAGCTCTCTATTGTTCGCTTGGTGAGTTCAAGGCGGTTATAGGTGATTGTTATTGCTGCTACTGTTGGCATATACTTAATATTATTTTTGTTTTGACGGTCACGTTGTTAATATTTGTAAGATGAATTTTATGTTTATCTTAATATTACATATCATAATTGCCGGGTATGTGCATCACAAAATACTCAGGCGTTGCAATCTTACCATACTTCCGTGACTTCATCATCAGTGATTGATTGAAGTGATGATCATGAGCATACCCCCGGTGTGCCCATCTTGCACCCAGCTCACGCTTATGGCAGATGTTTGATGTTCCGTTCATACCTAACTTCCGTATGTCACAAGTGCGCTCAACCCATTCACCGCCGGAGAAGATCAAATCATTAAAGAACACCCAGTCATACTCACCCAATCCTTCAGCTATTTTCCTTAAATGACCGTCGCCCCAAAAGTCGTCAATGTCAAGGTAAGCAATAAATTCACCTTTTGCAAGCTCAAGTCCCGTGTTTCGTGGCGCGCCGTCCCACAATGGAGCTTTCTGAATCTTCACGGCCTCAACTCTCGGATCAGTGAATTGCTTCATTATCTCCATTGTCAAATCGCACCCATCAGCAATGACCTTCAGTTCAAAGTCAGTGTAAGTCTGATCCAATACAGACCGAACAGCACGGACAAGTTTTTCATCACGACGGGAGGCCGCACCCGGATATTGGCCTAAGAACGAGGGAATAACACAGGTAAATTTCATTCTTCAGGCTCATTAAATTGAACAACCGGCTCTTTTGGTTTGGCTCCATCCATCTTTGCAATGTACTCTTCCGTCTTAGCTTTCACCCTCTCGGAGATGTATTCTTTTGCCATGTCATAAATCCATTGCTTTTCTTCGATCTCCAGTTCATTGAAGATCGATTCAAGATTTGCCCACAGGACAGCGTTATACTTAGTCGTCAGCCCCTGTGATATCAACAGTCGGACATTTTCTTCGCTGTAGCCCCGGAACGGATTGTAATCATTTTTTATCCTGATGACCTTCAGTTCTTCGGGCCGGTCAGCGTACAGGAGTTCGTTAATGTCATCCTCTATTTTCGCAATGGTCGATGTTGAGGCTCCGGCATCTTTTGCCTGTTTCAATTCAAGCATCAACTCGGTCTGTGATTTAAATTTAAAATCCTCCGGATACTGGTGTTGAAGAATTATCCCGTCCCCCATGTCAACAAACGTTGCGATATCTTCAACCACAAACTCCCATGTAGTCGAAAGCGACTGAGCAAACGGTCGCAGGGTGTCGTTAATATTGTCCTCTGTTATCCGCACTTCTGTTGCTGTTGAACTCAGTTCATTCCGGGTCATCAGCTCTTTGTTGAACATCATCAGGAACACCGAAGCCCGGAGATTCTGAACATACTGCTCCTGAAATTCAAGTAACTCAATCGGAGGTGATTTATAAACAAGCAGCTTTTCAAGGTCAATCATCTCAACAGGATCGCGCGGCAAGTCCAAAGTGACAACATCCATTGTCGATGAATGAATCGGTTCTTTCCCCGTTCCGCCGCAGGTTCCACAAGCCTTGCCATCTAACAACGTTCTTGCTCCGTGACATTCAGGACAGGGATTGACATAGCGGAACCTCTGAGGGAAAGCCGTCATAGCCGTCGAAAGATCAAGCTCTGAGTCGATTTTGAGCGTCTTACTCAGGTAAGGAATCACATCATGAAAAGCGGATATAAACGTCCGACCCTGAGTCTCGCCGTCAGGCTTATAGCCAAATCGCCGTGCCGGGACCTTCTTTCCTTTCGGTTTAAAAAATTCGACAAGATAGTATTTACCTGCTATCTCAACCCCACCCGGAAGGTCTGAGGTAATATCTATAGTTGGTTTATCTTCGACCTCAGTAAACTGGATTGTATCCTCACCCAGATAAATAGTGTACTTAAACCCTTCTTTAGGTTTGCCCTCTTTGTCAATCCATGAAATCGGAAGCCGGACAACCAGGTACTGAAGGATATTGTTTTTGAACTCGAACATTATAGCTTGCTCCGATGTAGCGATAAACGGATAAGGTTTTGCTTTCTCGACTTTCGGATCAAATGTGTCAAACTCGGTAATCAAAAAAGCGTTCGGGTCGATATAATTGTAATCCACATAAGCATATTCCAGGAACTTTTCAAGCGATCCGTCACCCCAGTAAGTGCTTATGCGATCTTCGACTAACTTCAGATTCTCTTCAGGCTTTTCAATATCCCAGTCAATCACCCTGACCTTCGGCTTTTTTCTCACGGCCTTCTGAAACGGTAGTTTCGTAGAGGCAAGCGTCGGAGGGATAATTGAGTTTGTCAGTCGCTTCCGTTGCTCAAACTCATCTTCTGATTCACGGGTAACAATCCTTTCCAACAGGTCACTTATTCCGTCCCCGGTGACCATTTTATAATACTTATCCGCTAACTCACAGACACGTTTATAATCTTTGTGCCTGACACCTCCGGCAATAATTCGCCTGAGTTCCTGAAATCCTTCGAGTTTATTCATTTGTAATAGTTATTATATACTTCAACTATCAGATAATCAAGCGTATCGGAACAATGCCCGTATTTCTGATATTTATCACCCGTTTCTTTATCAGTTACAATGTGTTTGTCTTTCGCCCCGTTAATGTCCTGTTTGACATACATCATATCCGCGATCATTAACTTACAGCCTTCATCAATGACTATCTTTATCGGTAACTTCTCTTCAAAGATACGATTTATAAAGTCACGACGTTTTGTTACTGACGGATTTTGCCGGGCCATCCGTGCCGAAGTCTTATTTAAAAATCTCCTTAGTTTAAACTCAATGATCTCATAGTGATGTTTAAACTCTTTATTCATCGTTGAACGTGCCTTGCCCGAAGCATCGCCATAATAGTAAATTGTTGACTGATGATGCGCATATCGCATTAAAATCTCATCACAGACCTCTTCTGTTGAGTTCCTGGGGTTCTGAAGGGCGATCTCATCAATGCAATACGAATACCAGACCTCACCTTTTCGTTCAAACTGCCATATAGAACACGAGTTATAAGGCACTGAGTTCTGGTCAAAAGAAATATGCAAAGGCTTTGTTTTGTCGTATTCACATTT